TTGTTGACGATGGCAATGGTCTTCGCCAGCGGACCATTGCCGATCTTCGTCAGATAGGCAGGGTCGTTCGAGTTGAACTCGACCGGCTGATTAACGGGGAACACGCTGTTGTCCGCATCCTGCGACGGCAGCACGAGCCCGATCACCGAGAGGTCGGAAGGAACGACCGGACGCGGTTCGTCGCTGGTCCGGTTGAGGACAATGCCAAAGGTCGGTTCAGTCATTGAAAATCTCCAACAGCGGTTCGCCGCCAGAATTGACGGTCGTTGAGGTCAGGTGTTGAGGCGAAGGGACGATCAGGCCGCGAAGGCGGCGTCGATTTCGTCGGTTGTGGTGATGGTGCCGGCGTCGATCTCGGTCTTGACGCTGGCGAAGGTGGCGAAGCAAGCGTTGACGTGGGCTTGCACCGCATTGCTGATCACGACGATCGCCGTCGCGTCGATGGGATAGATCACGCCGTCCGCGCCGACCCACTGCGATGCCCAATCCGCATCGGCATCCGCCGCGATCCTCGCGCCGATGATCATCTGTTTCGACCGGTCGTCAGTCGCGACCGGAACGCCGGCCACGGTGATGCCGCCGACTTCCTTCCTCCAGCGCGCATCAGCCGCATAGGCGACCAGCTTCACGCGGCGTGCAGCCGGCAGATCAGCGGCGACGGATTGAACATCCAACAGATGATCGGCGGGTACCATCAAGTCGTGGCCGGCCACTTCGCCGGGCCGCGCAATACAGACGTTACCGATATCTCTCGGCAGAGCCGAATAGACCGCCGCAAGATCGTCAAGCGTTTCGAAGTGAACACTTTCCATCCCTGCCTCCTTAACCGCCCACGCGCATGATGTTGACGAGGCCCGTCATCGCCAGTGTCACACCCGACACCTGCCGAACCGCGAAACTGATCTGTTGCCCTGCGCCCAGACGCACGATGATTGGAGCGGTCACACCCGGCGCACCTTGGGCGGTCTGAGACGTGTTGTAAGATATAGCGCCGGCACCGGTCGCAGAATTCGAAATAATCGCAACTAGTTCCGCACCCGCGCTAGGCGACACCGCCGAGAAGATGACCTCCCACAGCCCGGCATCCGCCGCATTGACCGTCAGCACGCCCCCTGAAAACGTCGTCGCACCAAGGTTGTTTTCGACCATTGTGAACGACGTGATCTGCGTTTGAACACCCGTCACCAGCGACTGCGCCCATGTCGCAAAGTAGGACCGCCGGATCGTCCGCTCGCCGCCGGCGAAGTTGACCACTTGAAAGGCGGCGCCGTCATATACAGCCTCGATAACTTGCCCGACGACAAGTTCACCCTTTTGCAAGGCTGCGCCATCGCTGCGGTTCAGCGCTTTTGCGCCAAGACCGTTCGCATTCAGCGTGACCGCGCCGGTGTTTGCGGCGGTTATCTTGACGCTGATATGCATGCCGGCGACCAGCGCAGGCGGGACAGGATCGAGCGCCACCGTTATCGCGTTGCCGGTACCGCCGGCGACGCCGTAAAGCCATTTACCGCTTTGCGTGTCGAGCGCGATCTTCTGCACGTAGGCACCGGCGACGCGCTCGAACACACGCCCGTCTGGTAGACTGATGCCATGACCGTCCGGGGGCGTGATGATGGCCCAGCCGGCAGTGGTATATTCCGCGATCTTACCTTCCTGTGCCGTCCAAGCCCCCGTCGCGGGACCGGCGACCAGATAAGTATCGCCCGCCACCGGCGCCACCGGCGGTGCCGTGAGCGTCATCGAAATGATCGGTATCCACGGCAACCGCGTCAGGCGTTGAAGCGCCACCTGCAACGATGGATCGACGACGATGGTGACGTTGGCGACGTCGCTGAAGGCGACCTCGAGACGCACCGTGCCTTCGACAGTCTGGCCACTGGCCGGGACCGGTTTGTTGATCGGCGGGTCGTAATGCGCGATAGCGATCAGGTCACCGACGTTGTCGTACAGGCCGGCTTCCCTAATTGTGTACGGTCCGTCGCCCGCCGCGAGATAGCAGTCGAAATAGGCGACGTTCGCGGCTCCGGCGACGGTGCCGTGGCCGGTGATCGCTTTGCGAGCCACCTCGTGATAGAGCGCGGTCTCGCCGCCCGACGGCACGGTGGCGCCGTCGCCTATCGCGATCTGCGTTACCGTGATCGTGGTCGCGTTGGCGAGCGCGGCCGCTTCTTTGGCTCGGCCAAGTGTGGTCATGACAGCAAAAGAGGTCTGAGCCATTTAGGCAGCCTTTACGTGAGCGGTTGCAGACATGAGCGCCACGGCGGTAACGCCCATGTAATTCGAAGCGCGCAACACCGGAGGATCAAAAACGAAGGGATGGGCGGTCGCGCTGAGATCGGAGCGCGCTAGAGCCCCGACGTAAACGTTGCCGCGCGCGCGCAAGATCGCGAGCGTCGTAAAAACGCGAGACTTAGGTTTTGCAGCGTCAACAGCCTGAATTGCGTAGCCTTGCGTTGGCAGGTCGAAGACCGGGCCGCCGTTGCGGTAGATGATCTCAATGCGGAACGTGCCGCGGCGCGCGCCTTCTTCCCACCACTCGACGACGCGCGTTTCGAGGTCAAATGCTGCCAGCGCGCGCCGCACCGCGCCGATCGTACCCTTCAGACGGTGCACGATTGGCGAAGCCGCAATCACCGCGCGCTTCTGCGCTTCCGGCCAATCGTTGGACCAAACGTCGACCGATACGCCTTGCGCAAGCCACGGTAGTAACACCGCTGGGCATGTAGCCGGGTTCCAGATCGAGACGACGATGGTCGGATCGACAGATGCGATGCGCGCCAATTCGGCGGTCAGCAGCGCACGCTCGATAGGCGCGGCCGACGATGGCAATATCCGGTCGGCAATCGGCGCGACCGCTGCAACAGCTTCAGCCGGCGTCAATCCCAACTCCCCGCCGTCTGCACCGTCGTCACGGTGATGGTGCCAACCTGCGCCGCGCCTTTCGGACCCGGTTCGATATCTGCGATAGGCGACGTCACCTCGACCGTCACCTTGTTGTCCACGGCGGCGCGGCCGCCGATCACTTCACGCTGGATTGCAAGGCCGATGCGTCGGCGGTCGGCCGCGTAGGCTTCCAACCGCGTCTTTGCCAGAGCAGCCATCGCTGCGGCGTCAGCGCCAGGCGCGTAGTACATGGTCACCGCGATGTCGTACGGCGAGACCGTCGCGGCTTCGATCCGGACGTTGTCCCCGAGTGGACGAACATCGTCCGACGTACAGGCACGGAAAGCCCGATTGAGTAGCGCCTGATCGGCCACGCCATAGGTTTGTGTCGGCAGCACCGCGATCAGAATTTCCGGCGCGAGAACCGGATCGCCATCGTCACGGTTCGCGAACGGAGTGCCGATCAGGCCCATCGAATAGGCGTCGGCGTGCAGCGTGTCGCTGTAAGTCGCGCCGTCTTCCTCCGAATAGGCAACTGCGTCGGCGATATCACGCACGCCGTCCAGTTCCAGCGCGTGAAAAACGTAGGCGCCTTCGGGACCGGCGGTGCTGAACGCTTCGAAGGCCAGCTTGATCCGGGCGCGGAAGATGTCGTCAGTTTCAACCCACTTGCCGCGACCCTCGTCCCACTGGGAGTTAGCGGGCTGATCGTCCTCGGCGTTGTCGTAGACCAGCCGGCCAATGCCGGCGTAGGTCGCGCCGATGTGGTCGAGATCGCCCTTGATCGCCTTCGCTAGCGAGAGACCGCAGATAGCTTCGTTGACGCGCTGGCGGAAGTCCATTTCCTGATAGCCGCCGCCTTCCGAATAAGCGATCACCATCGGATCGGTTTCGAGCATCGTCACGTCGAACGTGATACCGACACGCGCCAGCGCCGCGACCAGGTATTCGTCGCGGGCGGCCTTGATGGCCTCGAAATCAACCGGAACAACCATCGGCACATCGCCGAGATCGGTCAGGTCAGGCGCGACGAAACGGCTCACGGTTCAGTCCCTCACAACCTGAATACCCGATGACGACGACATGCCGATCCGCAGCGATCGGATATCGCGCTCGGCGGTGAAATCGCCAAGATGGCCGCGCGGCATGTAGACGCCCTCGATCTCGAAACCGAGGATGCCGGTGCGCATCCCTTCCGGATTGCCGAAAGGCACGATCTTGGTCACCCGATAGCGCGGCTCCCAGAGATCGATTGCGATACAGACGGCCGTCCAGAACCTCAGAACGGTCGAGGGCACCATGTTTTCGCCAAGCAGCTTCGGGACCGCCGAGCCGAACCATCGTCGCATCGCGCGCTCGCCGAGCCGCGTAGTGAAGATGACCTGAAGCGATTGAGCGACATGCGGCCAGCCCGAGATCACGCGGCCTGTAAACCTGTCAAACCCGGTCCCGTCCATCGTCACACCTTCGCGTATGTCTGGACGGCCAGGCCGGCTTCGGTTTCGACGCGCGGCGGCGTGCCCTCGCCCTTGCTGGCGAGACCCAGCGCCGTCTTTCCGATCGTGCGAACGAAGCCCGGCGCGGTGATGTTCACGTCGGAGGTGGTCAACTCGATCTCAACACTGCCTATCGAAACGACGTAGCTGTCCGCCTTCTCAACGATCTTGAGTTGACCGAACGTCGTTACGTGTTCGTCGGCCTTGTCCGACGGCGACGGGTTCTGATCGGACCAGGTCATCGGCACAAGAAGGCCCTGCCGCACTTCGCCGTTCGGCGCGAACATCGACATCTGCTGCCCAACCGTGGGTGGCCGAT